TTTTTTGATATGATTTTAACATAGTCTGTATTATAACCGCCCTCTGGACTTGTGCCAACATTACCATTAAAATACTTATTAGACCTATTTGTTGCCCATATATATTGACCATCTGTTTTGTCGGCATTGCTTTGTCTAATTCTGAATCTTAAACCTTGACTACCAGAAAAATAGCTATCTCCAAAAATTAATCCAGTTCCTACAATTTGGTAATTTTTGTAAGTAGATGAAAAATGACCATCAAGACTTACTGAGGCTACACTACTTGAAATTGTTGTAGTTGTTATTTTTACAAAGTCAGCTGAAACAGGAAGATTGGTTAAACTAGCACCACTAACAGCAGGAAGTGTTGCAGGAAACCTTGCGTCTGCTAAAGTTCCACTTGTTAAATTACTTGCTGATAAAGTTGTTAAATCAACATTACTATTTAAAGCAGTAGATGGAAGTCTTGCATCTGCAAATGTACCAGAAGTAATTTTAGATGTAGCTAAATTAGGTATTCTAGCGTCTGCTAAAGTACCACTTGTAATTTTAGCAGTATCTAAATTTGGAATATCGGTAGCATCAAAACCACCTGATATTATATTTGCTAAATCTCTTGCTTTTGTCATATTCTATTTACCTCGCTGTACATGGTGTGTTGTTTGAACCTACTAATGATTGACCAAATGCCATGTAAATGTATGTTGAACCACTAGCATTATAATCACTAGCACCAGTTCTCATTTTAAAACCATTACTTAATAAATCTAATCTATCTGTTGTATTTACTCCTTCTGCATTACTTAAATTTGGATATAAAACTTCATTTTTTGGATTTCCTATTGTTCCATCAGTTCTTTTATTATCTATCATTTCCCAGTTATCTGTTGTACCAGTACCACTTGCACCTTTGTAAATTACAAAAGCAGGTTTAAATCCTGTATAAACAAATGTTCCATCAGTACTTCCATTACCAGTATAAGAACCAAACTTGCTGTAACCAGTTTTCTCTGCGAAGCAGTAGGCAATTAGCGTTGTACCATTTTGGTTAGTATCTGCTGTGCTACCAACAGTAAATACAGAAGAAGTTGGTGCAGTATCATTAAATCTTAATGTACTTGTTTGTGCTGCTCCTGTTAAATCTAATTCTAAAAATTTTGTAAAACCTAAACTACCATGACCCATAACCCATTGACCAGCTACACTTCTTCTCTTAATAAGAACAACCTTTGGAGCAGTTGATAAACCATGTTTAATCGTTGCACCTGCTGTACCATTACCTGTATAAGACACAATACTAAACCCAGCATCAGTATTTACACTTCCAGAACTATCAATACTTCCTATTCCAGTTGCACTTGCGTCATTGGTAAATGATGTTCCAGCTTTCCAGTTCCAAGATGCGTAAGTACGACCTGAATAATTTAACTCTCCTGTTGTTCCTGTCATTGTAAAGCCATCTGAATTAAACTGCCAACTTACTCCTGTGTCGTACTCAGCAACTGCATTATTAGAACGTAAGACTTTATCTCCTCTAACACTATCAACAAGAATATGATTATCGACAGCATTTCGTGTTTTATTCCAACTAAAATCAGGTTGAAATCCAACTCCTGTAATAGATTGTGTTGAACTATTACCACTATAAAGTTTAGTATTAAAATAATCTGTAGATTTATTAATTGTTGTGTATGCCATTATAAGTTTAATCCTTTTGTTGAAAGTGCTGTAAATCCGTTTGGAACATCATATTCAAATATTCCAATACCACTTGCGTTAGTTCCTGCACTAGATACTGCTGTTGTTCCGAAGTAGCCATTACCGAAGTTGAATGAAGCAGTAAATGTATTACTTCCAGAACCATCCCCAATATTAATAAACCAAAATCCGTTATCAGTTATTGAAGAAAAATCTATTCCACCAGTTTTATTTGCACCAGAAGTTGGGTCGCCACTATCTTGCCAAGAACCAGAATTTTTTCTAAAATAAAGTGCTTTATTATCTATGTCATAAGCACAACTAACTATATCTCCATTGACTATTGCTGAACCATAAGTTGAACCTGTTTGTCCTATACTTTTACTTCCATCCCAAAAGTAATAAGCTACTCCTTGGTCAGCACCACCATGATTAGGATAACTTCCTAATTGTCCATTATCACTTTGATTAACAATACCTAAACCTGCTTGACATTGTGCATGAGAACTAGCAGTAACTTTTAATTCAAAATAATATTTTCCAGATGACATTCCTAAATTAGAAACACAACAACCTCTTGATGCAGAACTACCATAAGCAATAGTATTATTTCCTTGTGATAAAGTATAGTCATTTGGTTTTACTAAAGGATTAAATGTAGCAAAAACATTACTTGGACAATCTTCTGTTTTTGTAAGTGTACCACCACCAACTGTATAATTATTAGAATTTGGGGAGCTATCTGTAATTGTATTACCATCTTTTAAAATCCAAAAACCATTTGTTCCATAAGAAACACTTGGAGAAGTTTTAATTTTCCATTCTCCAGTTGTGCTATCTGTTTCTCCAAAATATGAAGCATCATAAGAATAACCATCGCAAATATGAAAATGTGACATTGAACCATTCCAAGATTGTGAACCACCATTCCAAGCACCTATTGTAGTTGGATAAGATGAATTAGGTGCATTAAGTACACCATTTTGTCCAATATAAGTTGCTGTACTAAATGAAGTTTCTTGAACACCATTAATATAAATTTTAAATCTATCTTCTTGTGCTAAAGCATTTGTTTCTGCTCTACAAACTAAATGATACCATGCGTTAGTATCTCTAAATAATCTGTTTGTAATAAATCGCATAGTATAAGAAGCACCTGCCATATTTTCTATTTTTAGTCTATCATTGCCAGCTATTGCTATTCCAAATCTATTACTTCCATCATAATAACTTAAATAAAGATTTTCGTCATCTGCTCTATCATGCGAAGCACATTTAAACCAAAATGATATTGTAAAGTTTTTATCACTATCGCTTCCACCAGAAAATGTTTTTGTTAAATATGTATTAGGCATTAGTTAAATTGTCCCCCACCTGTTGCTCCAACACTAATAGTAATGCTGAAAGTTTTTGTTGTTGCTTGTGATTGACCATCTGTCAAAGTCACTTGAATATTTGAATAAACTGTTTCTTGTGTAATTGATGAACTTTCTGTTCCTGAAATAACTCCTGTTGAAGTATTTAAAGATAATCCTGTAGGTAAAGTACCAGTAGATGACCATACTAAAGTTGCATCTCCTGTACCTGCTACTGTAACTGAAATTGCTGAACCTTTAGCAAAAGTTCCTAATGAACCTGCTACTGTTGATATAACTGGTGCATCTGAAACTGTAAGTAAAGCTGTTGAACTTCTAACAGCATTACCATCTTCTAATTCTATTCTTAAAAAGTATGATGCGTCTGTTGCTATCGTTACATTAATTGTTAATTGTGTTGCACTATTTCTTGTAATTGTATTTGGATAAGAAATAACTCCATTTGAATTTATAATTTCTACATTAGGTACACCAGAAGAACCAAAATTAGTTCCTGTAATCACTACATCTGTAGCTGTATTTTCAATAGTTGAAGGAGATATACCTGTAATAGTAGGTTTTGTTTCTCCTACTGTAACTGAACCACCCAAAGAAACTGCTGAACCATTTATTGTAATAGCACCAGAACCAGTTAATCTTGCATTTGGTACTGTTCCACTTGTAATGTTTGTTCCACTTAAATTTGTTAAATCAATATTAGAGTTTAAAACTGTAGAAGGTAATCTTGCTACGTTAATTGTACCTGAATTAATTGCTGAACCATCTACTGCCGCAACATTAAATGTTCCATATCCAACTACTGATAAATTATCTCCGACACTAGCACCTGTCGCCAAAACCACGCTAGTACCAGACGTAATTGTAATATCAGCACCATTTAATCTTACTCCATTCAAATATACATCTGCAAATCCGCTATCGTAGGCTAAAGTATTTCCATTAATATCTGAACCAGTAAATGTTGTTTGGTTTGCTGTTGCTGTGTATTCATATCGTTGTGAAGTTCCATTAACTGTAGAACCTGCGGCCGCCCAACCACTTGATTTATAAACTTTTAATTCATTTGCTGTCGTGTCAAAATATAAATCTCCAACTGTTAGTGAAGATGTAGGTGCTGAACTTGAAATTCTATAAACATCAGCAAAGTTTTGTACTGCTGCTAAATTAGTAGATACATTTGATACTGCTGCATGAGCAGCTGCTAAACTACCTAAACCACTTATTCCTGCAAGTGTAGCCATATTTGTTACATTTGTAGATGTACCAAGTGTAGCCATTGCACTAACATTAGATGATGTACCTAATAGCCCCATATCTGTAATTACAGCACTTGTTCCAAGTAATCCCATTGCAGTTACATTTGCAGAAGTTGCTAATAAATCCATGTCAGTTACTACTGCTGAAGTACCAAGTAATCCCATATCTGTGATAACACCAGAAACACCAAGTAATCCAATTTCTGTTGCTTTACCTGCTACTGCTGTAACTGAAGAATCTATACCACCTACAATATTAACATTTGCAATATTGTTTGCTACAACTTCTATTTCAGAAGTAGCTTCATTTAAATCATCTGCTACAGTTTCTACTTCTGAAACTGCTTCTGCTAAATCATTTGCAACTGCAACTACTTTTGCAATATCTGCTGCTACTGTATTTACTGAACCTATATTTGATGCTACTAAATTTATATTAGTTGCATTTGAATGAACCCCAGATACAGCTGTTGAAATACTTGAAACATTTGAAACTGCAGAGGCTATTCCTGCAATTGTTGTAATATCAGTTATATCTTGAGCAAATTCTAATCCATTACCAGAACTATTTACTGATAATACTTTGTTTGCTGCAAGGTTTGGAAAAGTAATATTAAAAGTATTTGCTGTTGTTGCTGCAGCTTTAGGAGAGAATTTTAAATCTCTTTCTACTTGCTGAATCATAGCAATAACTTTATCTAATTCTGTATTTAACGAGTCAATTTGAAATGCACCTGAAGTTGGAAAGTCTGTTGATCTTGCTACTGCTAAATCTCTATAAATTGTAATAACATCATTAAGGGTAGCCCCTCCCCCTAAAGTAATTGATCCACCACCAGAAACTCCTGCTCCTGTTACCGAATATTGTGAAGCCGATGACGGTGAAGCATTAAAAGTTAATAATGTTGTACCATTATATACTTTAATGTCAGATGTAGTAAAAAATTCGAATGGTACAGAAAAACTTGTTTGTCCACTTGTTGATGTATATTGAACTCGAGGTTCTGTATCAGATATAGTAATAGCCATTATTTAAATCTTAATCCTTTTTGTATGTCGTCAAACAACCAATCGAGATACCATACATTCTGAAAAGGAATTAACCTACGCACATTTTTGGCTGTGTGGTGATTATATTTATTTCCTCCAACATCAAACATGATGTCAAAGATGTTGTAAATTTGACCACCTGAAGCTCCAAAGACTGTTCCCATCTTCCATCTATTTGAAGATCCGTATGGTTTTTTTTCTCCTAACATTGGGCTAATACCAATTCTATTATCAGTTAAAGTTTCTATTGCTTTGTTAACATCAGTATAAATTCCTGCTAATCCTGATCTATCAAAAGCATTTAGAAGTTTTTGTGTTAATGATAATTTTGAATAATCTCTATTAAATCTATATTTATGGTAGATACCATCAATAAGCATACCAGAACCCATAAGCATCATAGATCCAAATAAGAAATCTAAATCTTTTTCTTGCATACCTCTCATCAACATTCTTTGAGTTGCTGACATAGCAAATTTTTTAAATTGGGCTATTGTTGAACCTAATTCTTTACTCATCCATTTAGGAGTATCTCCTAAACCTGGAGTAACAATTGTAATATTAATATCTTTATTAAGAGCTGCACCAAAAGCATCAACAGCTTGTTTATCTGACCATTGAGATGTATTAGCCATAAAATTACTTTTTGTTTTAGTACCATGTTCATTAAATTGATTTGCTATTCTTCTAGCCATATCTTTATCAATACCTGAAGATGATAATGCTGTTTTCCATTTATCTGATAAACCACCTTTACCCCAAGCAATTGAATCTTCTAAAATTCTAGAACCAATAGTAACAGAAGCCATAGACTTAGCCATTTCTGTCCATCTTGACATAAGGTTAACATACATAAAATTGATTGCTGATACTTTACCCATACCACCTTCAAATTTATTTGCTAAACCAAACATATCTCCTACATCTGCAAATAGCATAGCTCTTTGACCTGTAACCATATCAACTGCTTCACCAAAAGATTGAGCTTCTTTTTTACCCATCTTAAAAATTTGTCCATCTCCAAGAAAATCTGAAAGCATACCAAATTGTGTTTTAAAACCTCTTTTAATTCCAGAAGTCATAGTAATACGAGCTACATCAGGAATGGCTGCCATAAACCCTGTAAGCATAGTTAATGCGTTGTAGTGTTTCATTGTTCTCATTGCTACCGAAGTCCATGCATGAGGATTAGCAGGTAAACCATATGTTCCTTTAATAAGCTCTATCCCTGCTTCAAGATCTCCTAATACTTGATCTCTTTCCTTTAAAAGATTAGCTCTAAAACCTTTTGAATCTATTTGTTTTGTTAAAGATTCAAAAACAACAATTTCATTTTGATCAAATATTGCAGATTTTTTTTGTAAATCTATAACTATAGAATCATATCCTTGAGTCTTAGCCCATCTATATGTTAAATGATTATTATCTCTCCTTAAAGTTTGTAGTGCAACTATTTCAGCATCTTGAATAGTTTTTATAGCTACAGTATTATCCCATAAACCATTAACAAATTTAATTATATCTTTATCTGTTTTAATAACAAAAGGTTTGTTTAAATTTAAAGTAGCTTTAACTATATCGTCTGAATAAAAAGATGCTTGTTCAATATTATTAGCCCAACTTCTTCCTTTAGTTCCACTTATATTAATATTTCCTTTAAATGGTTCTTTTGTAATTCCTCTATATGCAGTAATCTTAACAGGTTTACCAGTTTTAATATCTTGTGAAAATTTTTTATTAAAAGAAGTATCGTTAAATTGCACAGGTTTAACTTTAACTTCATTTGATACTATTTTATTTGTTGGTTTACCCACTCCTATTTTCATGTTGTATTCATTTGCAACACTCATAAGACCAGGATTAAATCCAGCCATTTCACCATCATCAATAAACCTATAACCTAAACCATTAGGATCTCCGTATTTTTTTGTAAGTAAAATGTCAGGTATCATTTGTCTTGCATATATTTTTTGTAAAGCAAATATGTCCGACATAATCATACCAGCATCTATTAATTCTATTTGTGCTTGTTTATCTAAGTTTAATTCTCTAGATCTGTTAGCTCTTGCATATCTTGGATCTTTAAATACATATCTTTGATTAGCTTCATAATCTCCTTTTCTTGGTTTGATAAAAGGAAAATGATTAGATAGATCTTCAACTAATTCATTTAATTGAGCTTTATTAATAGGTACACCTTTACGAGCATAAAATCTTTCTATTATACCTCTAAAATGATCTTTGTTTTTATCAATAGCATTTTTAATATAAACAATGTTAATGTAATCTTTAACACCACCACCTTCTTTAATATTTTTTAATCTTTGTGTTAATTTATCAATAGTAGATTCTATTCTAGTTAATGAATATATTTCATCAGGATCACCATACTTAGATTTAAAAGTAACAGATCCTTCTTTCTTTTTTCTTAAATTTTTAAGTTGTTGATTCCAGAAATTTAATTCTGATTGAACAGGTATTTCTCTAATTTTTAATTCATTAGCTAAAGCAAATAAAGGTTCATAAACTTTATCTTGTGTATGTCTTGCAGCTGCTGCTACTTCAGGAATTGCATGGTCAAAACTATTAAGTCTAGCAATAGTTACTTCTTTAGCAAATTGATCTTGATTTAACCAACCTTCAGATTGTGCAACTTTACCTCTATTTTTAAACATCATCATTAAATCTGTTCTAGGTACATCAGCACCAGTTTCTTTTTGTTGTCTTTGAACATATTTAAGATAACTGTCTTTAACTAATTTATGAGATTCAATTTCTCCTACTCTCATCATACGCATATCAGTTTCAATTGATTTACCTGTAGCACTAAATCCCCATGCTTTAGTATTTTTAAGTTTTAATAATGGAGTATCTAATAAATCTCCCATTATCTTTCTTGCTGTTAAAGAAGTGTTTTGTTTAATAACTCTAAATACTGGAGTCCATGGGCCATCTTCACCAAATATACCTAAATTAGATTTAACAAATTTTTCACCATACATTTGTTCTTTAGCAGTTTGTCTTATTGGTTGAGATGTAACATCAGAACCAACTGCACTTGGTTTAGGATCTGTTTTATTAGGATTAACAAATGTACCATCTATTGCTATATCACCTTCTTTTATAGGAGCTTTAGAAATATATTCTTCATCAAATTCTTTAATTTTTTTTTGTGTTTTTAAATTAGGTCTAGCAGTTAATTTATTTAACAAAAAAGGAACAGTATAACCATATGCTGCTACCATAGGAACATAACTATCATCTCTAATAGGATCCATATTTTGTTTAAGTAGTTCTTCTGCTAACATTGCAGAACCAACTATTTTTCCAACATTTCCAGCTTTAGTAAAAAACAAAGCACTAGATGGATCTAATGCAGCTCCTGTAATTTTACCAATGTAATGCCAAGGTGAAGCATAGTTTAAATCTTGATGTCTTTTATATTTTTCAATTATAGAAGATGTTTCATTGCTACTTTTACTAAAGTAAAATAAATGCATAAAATCTTCATATCCTTTTAATTGAGGATCTTGAGATGGATTGTAATTTTCTTCTGGTACAAAATCAGAATTATCTGACATATGTTGGTAAGCTATTGCTGGTAAATTTTCTGTTTCAAAACCACCTTTAAAATCTTTCCACCAATCAAATTTTACAGGTTCAGTTTGTTTACTACCTTCGTTTGTCCAAGGTCTTGGAAAAAAGACTGTCATTATAATTTGCCTAATTCACCATTGTATGAATTAATAGCTTCATCTATTCCTCTAAATATAACTGCATTTACATAAGCATTATTAACTCCAAATTTTTCATTAAAATACTCAACACCCATTTCATGTTTAGTTATAAATTTTAATAACGTATGCATTTGATTGGCATCCATTAAATCTATTTTAGTATCTCTATCTAATGTTGGATGGTTATCTAAAGCATCAAAATAAGATTTCATATCAGTTGCATATTTAGTTCCAGTTAAAATTTGTTCTACAGTAGGTACTGAACTATATTCAGGAGCTACTTTATTTAAAGATTCAGTTAATACAGAATGATTTAAAAATAATTTAGCTGCAGCTCTAATACTATCTTTAGGGTGTGAAAAAACAGCAAATATTCTACCATCCCTTCTATATTTTAATGGTATTTCTCCATCCCAACTATCTGAGCTAATTGATGTCCAATTGTTTGTTCTATGTGATAACCTTAATTCTGTATTGTTATAATTTGTTAATGCATAATCTTTAAAATTTAAACTCATTGCATTTTCACTTAAAACCATTTTTTCTGGTGGTACTGCAGCAGAAGTAACTTTTTCTAAATTAGATAAATCTCTATTTAAGTTAATCTTTTTTTGTTGACTAATACTGTCGTTAGCTGTTTTAGCTGCTGAAGATAATTCAGTTGCAATTTCTCTTAAATCTCCATCAAAGCCCATCATTTTTGCAAGAAAAGCAAAAGGTCTAACTTCTTTAGGTTGATCGTCAATACCAGGAACATCAGGATAAAATCTATAATCACTTAGTTTAATTCCATTTCTAATAACAGTGTGTAAAAATCTTTTACCCCAATCAGATCTTTCATGTTCTTCTCCGTTAAACCAAACTTTATCTCCCATTTCTTCATATATTTTATTTGTAGTATCATTGATTAATGTAGCCATACTACCTTTAACTGTTTCTCCACTTTTACTAAGATCAGTCCATCCAATAGGTTTAAAATTACCTTCAATTGGAATCATAAAATCACCATCCCATAAAGTTAATTTATATGCAGGTCTGTCATTTTCATCGTTATACATTTCTCTATCAATTGAAATTTTTACATCTTCATTATTCTTATTATCAAAATATTTATTTAATATTTCTTGAATATCGTTCCAATTATTTGTGCCAAATTTATCTCCTTTTTCTCCTTGGTATAAATTTGCATTTTCAGCTTTCATTTTATCAAATTTGTCATACCATTTATTCATTTCATCTAAATTTTTGTTTTTTTGAGCCATGTATCCTTTGTTAAAAACTTCTGTTAAAGCTTCTTCTGAATGAACTTCATCTCCTCCAGCAGTCATAAATGCTTTTTTAACATGAGCATAAATATCGTCATTGTTAGGTTCTCCATATGTTAAATGAAAAGGATCTTTAACTAACTTAGGTTTTCCATCAGAAGTATTTGTTTCAATACCCCATCCTGATTGTTTTAATTTTCTAGTTGCTATATTCCATGCTTGATCTCTTAAACTTTCATTACCATCTTTCCAAGGATCTATTTCAGTACCTACTGTCATGTTTGCTAAAGCTTCATTAAAAAAACCTTGAAATTGTGTATAGGCTGCAGGAGGTGTTATGTTACTTGGAACCATTGCAAAAAATGTACTTTGATCTGCTGCAGTAAATAAATGTTTATTTAATTCACCTTTACCACCTGCCATCATTTCCATAAACCAGTTTGGTGAAGCTACTTTTGAGTTAAATAACTGTCTAAAGTTTAATGTACTATTTTCATTGTTAACAATACTTGTTAATCTTGTAGCTTTGTCATCATTATTAATGCCTTCTAATATATTAGTTGCTGTACCAAAATTACCATTTTTAATTTCGTCAATAGCACCTGTACTTAAAGCTTGTTCGTAAAAACCTGGATACTCAATATTAGGAAATAAATTTTTAACATATTGATATATTTCAGATTGTTCTGCAAATTTGTTTAAAGAAGCTTCATCTTTCCAAGATCCACCATTGTTAATAGCTAAAGCATTTGCTAATTGAGGTGGATAATAATCTTGTTCTGCCATTAAATTAATAGCAGTTTTAAAACCATCACTTTGTAAATCACTATATTTAACTTTATTTATATTGTTATTACCAAGTAAAGCTGTAGCCCATTCTTCTGGAGTAACTCCTTCATCAGCCCAATTAATTATTTTATTAGGATTTTGCATTGTTTTAGATACAACTCTTTGAGTGTTGTTTGCTTTAGATATATAATTAATTAATTCATCTGTAAGCTCTAAATTGTTATCTGCTGCAATTTTATTTGCATCCATAGAACCACCTATAAAATTTGAAACATGTAAAGGTTGGCCAACTTCTTTTAATTGTTTAATATTAGGTTTTATTCTTTTAGGTTTTCCATAAATACTTTCATTTCTAAATTCTTTATATCTAGCTAAAATTTTATCTTTAATACCATTTCTAGTTTCTTGGTCACTATATTGACTTTGGTACATTTTAAAAATTGGATTATCTTTATGTTCTTCACTTGTAAATTGATCTAATAAAGCTGTTGGGTTATCACCACTATTATATGAAGCTAACCATTCTAAAGCTTTTTTGTCATCATCACCATAAGCTGTCATCATATAAAAACCTCTAGCAACGTGTAGATCTTCTATTGCACCATTAATATTTTTCATATGCTCTTTGTCTGATCTTGTTTCTTTAGATCCTATTTTAACTAATAATTCGTAATCACTATGAGCTTGTTCATTAGTAGCTAATAAAGCTTTTATAGTTTTGTCATTTATTCCTTGTAATGATAAATCAAGTTCTGGTATTTCAGATGCAGTTTTAATTGCAAATTCTGCATTTTCTTTATTAGTTTGCCACACTTGAGCATTATCAAATTCAAAATTTTGTTCATCTAAAGTCATTCTTCTATTAGATGCATGAGATATTAAATCAGCTGAAGCACCTGATAACATAGCATTAGCTTGTATCTTGTATGCAGGTGGTACTTTATCTAATAATTCTTTGCTGTAAGTATCTACAGCTTGTTTCATTAAAGAAGGATCATTTCTAGTTTTGTTGTCTTCAATAAGACTTGCAAAATAATCTCTAGTTTTAATTTGAAAATTTTGAAAATAATTAGCTTGAGCTGTTGCTGCGTGTTCTTTTTGCATTCTATCTAAAGTTGGCTTAAATGCATCTACAGCTACACTAAAATTACTTTTAGCTTTTACATAAGGAACATTACTATCTAATGTTTGTATTTTAATTGTTTCTTTTCCTGTTTTAAGAGTCATAAGTATCTTTCTTATATTTAGCTTCTACCCCAGCACTTGCTATAGATAGCCATCCACCAAATTGTTCTTGTTTACGTTCTGATTTTCTTAAATTTTGAGCTATTGAATATTCATTAATTTGATTTGTTACATTTAATCTAATTCTTGTAATATCTTTATCTGCTTTAATATCTTGTTGATCTTGAACATTTAAAAATCCTCTACTATCATCTGAGTAACCTGCACCTGCAGCTACAGCTAAGTTATGAGCTTTAGCCATTCTAAGATCATCAAGTCTATCAGCTTCTTCTTGTGCAGCTCTTTCTGCTGCAAGTTTTTTTCTATGTTCAAATTGTTGTTGTTCTATTTTAGATTGCTTTTTAGAAGCTTTAATATCTGAAACAACTTTAACTGCCTGTAAGGCAAACATAGTTACTGGATCAGCACTCATGCAAAAACTACCTCCACACTCATACCCAAGATTTTCATAGGTAAAGGATCATCTTGAGAAATTGTTATTGTTGGACTTTTATTATAACCTAAAAAGAAAAACTCTTTCTTTTCTGTTACTGGAACTAGGTCAGAGCCACCTGAAAAACCAACTTGTTGTACTACTAAAGATTTAGAGGTGCTGTCTGCAGCTTTAACAGTCATATCTAAAGTTGAGTTTAAATCAATGATGGCTCTTGATATTCTTCTTGGAAGACCTGTTAATGGGCCTTCAGGTAATTCTTTATCTATAGGCATAGTTTCAACAGTAGGAATAAAATTAAATCCTACTTTTAAAGCTGTAGCTTTTGGTGCATTAACTAATGTAATTGTGTCCGAACCTGATACTGTAAATGTTCCAATTGAACTATTACCTTCAACTACATTAATAGACTCGTTTGTATAAATTCCATTTACTGTGTGTAAAAAACCTTTAGTAAAAGTTACTACAGCATTATCTGATGGAGTTGCTGCTAAAGTTTTATCAAGAGTTAAACTATATTCTCCTGAACCATTATCTACTAAAGATTGGATAGTATATTCTGTTGCATTACCAACAATAGTAAATGCTTCATTTACTTTAGGTGCTGAAGTTAATCCATCAATTACTACTACTGTTCCAGATTGAGAACCACCATCTACAAGAGGTGTTCCTCTTTGAGATAATGTAGAAGTTGTTTGGCAATCAAGTGTTGTACTATCATCATCTGCAAATTTTTCTAATGTATAAACAATAGAACCATTTAATGATCTTTTACCAATAGTAATTAAATTTTCGTTAAGAGCTGCAATAGATTGAAAAATATCTCCAGATCTTGTTGACCATTGTACCCACCCTGCTATTTTTTCATCTCTAACAGAATGAAATACAGATAACTTACCTGCATGTGTTGTTCCACTATTTAGGAAAAAAGCATATTGTTCTGGTCTTGTTAAATTACCTTTTAGAATAGCTATTTCTTTTGGGCTATCAATTAAATGTCCAGCAAGAATAGAAACAGAAGTTGATTTATATCCATCTTCTAAATCAGAATAAACAAACTCTCTAATTGTTTTACCATTTTTTTGTACAAAACCTGCTGCTTGGTCAAACATTTTAGGTGCTGTTCTAGATATTCCATATGGTGATTGTCGTTTAATACTTATGTTAGCTTGTGTAATAGTATTATCAGAAGCAACTGGTACATAGTATTCACCACCATCTGTAAAAATTTGTAAGTCTTTACCTGATAACATATGTCTAACTTCATTAACTTGGTCGCCTGATATATCAATATCTATAGCATCTGCTGAGTCTGCGTCATCAACATCAAAATTAAAATACTCAGATATTTTAGATGCAAGTACGTTTGCAGGTTTAGAATATAATCCACCAAACCATAATCTGTTTGCATGAAAAGTAACTGCTTGAGGATAACCTCTTAAAGTAGAAATAGACTGTTCATCCCAGTCAGTTGTTGCAGTTGTATTTGTAAGAGTTTCATTAACTGTAGCTGTAACTGTTGTTGCATTTGTATAACCAGTTATAGTCATAGTTTTCTTATCTTTTCGTATTCGAACTCCTACCCATGATGCTGTAAATGTACTAGCACTTGCTGTAACTGTTACCGAACCTGATGTTCCAGAAGTAGAAATAGTTGTCGCTGATGGAGCATATTTATAATATGGCTCATAAACAGGATAACCAGTAGAATGAGTTTGAAATGCAAATTCTCTTACAATAAATGAAGTTGCACTTTCTCTAAATATTTCTCTTGTTGGTCTATTTCTATGTGTAATAAAAATAGTATCTCCAAATTGTGCAAAATTTAATTCAAATAATTCTGCAGTTACCCAATTACAATTTGTTGTGTAGTTTGATGTAATAGCTGAACCAGAAGTATTATATACATCCATTCTACCATTAGATAATACTACAATAGCTACTTCATCATCAGAAAATATAAATGGAATAATTCTAGATTCTGCAGGAAGTGTTGCTAAATAAGAAGTACCTGGTCTTCTCATTAAACCACCTTCTGCTAATAATGCAAAATTTTTACATTCTTTAGCACCTTGAAAATATGAACCAACATCTGTTCTATTTACTAATAAAGGACTAAGCTCACCAGAAGAAAAATTAGTAATTACCGTTCTTAATGTTCTTCCCATTATCCATCCGTTCTTGTAGATCTTCTTAAATTAATAAATCTAGTTGTGTCTAAAACTTTTGAAGTTGTTTCAGCAGAATCTATATTTTTAGCTACAAGAAATTGTCTTTCAGCTAATTCTTTAAATTGTTTAATCATTGCTGAATCTCTAGCAACAGAACCTGCAAATACAGCAGCTAATTCATATTCTAATGCTAATCTAAAATGGGGTGGAAAATAAGATTCATCAACTTTGTAAATATAATCCATAACAAGTGAACTTGTTGATCCATAACTATTTACATAAATATAATCTTGGTATCTTGAATAAGGTATAACATAATCATTAACAGTAACTGATATAATTTGTAATACTTCAGGACTTGTTGGCATTTGATATGCATAATCATATCTTCCTGTTGGTGTACTAGTTAATAATGATAATGTTGATTGTGTTGTAGCAAATCTCCATCTATGTCTTGTAAGAGATGCTTCTGCTATATCTGTATAAATATTAGATGCAACTAATGCTTCAGTGCTTCCATCTGAAAAAGATGATATAGGTTGTGCACCTATCATCACTAAAGCTCTTGCACATATGTCTATACTTGTTGTTGCCATAATTTTTTAAATTGTAATCTAGGGGGATTACTCCCCCTAAATTGAAATTAGACTATGCTAATTTTGATGTAGTAACAGTTGTTGCACCAGTTGCTGAAGTAACCACGATTAAATCAGACTCCATAGTGCCACCTACTCCAGCTGCAACAAGGATCATATCACCTTGTTTTAGCTCAGCGTAAGCTGAATTGAAGTAACCACTACCTACTATAGATGAAGTCGCATCTCCGTCAGTATAAAACCAAAGAGAATTGCCACTCATCTGTGCTACCTTTTTAATAGGATTGTCAGTTGCGTATGCCATATTATTATTTCCTTTTAGTTATTATTCTGCACAAAGTTGAACTCTAGCAGCATCACCATCGATTTGTACTGCACCTAAAGATAACATTGAAGTTATTAGGTGAGATACTTTCTCAGGGATGTAGTTAACTTCTGTTCTAACATCTGATCCAATTCCACAGCCAATAGCTGATTTATGGAAGCAAAGTGTTTTTCTATCAGAAGATGGTTTTGATAAACCAGAGTGTACGAAGAACAAGAAGCCCATCCATCTTTTAGCAGTCATGCCAGAAGGGAATGGAAGATCTTGTGGGCCTACGTATTCTACTCTAGAGAATTGATCTATTGATAATAGATCAGACCATTGTTTAGGCCCAACTACCCAGTATCTTTGATTATCATCTGGAACGTCATTTCCGTTGAAAATTTCCATCATGTTTTTTGCTTTAATCAAAGACATACCAGTTGCTGAACTTGATACGTTATTAGCGATAGATGTTGATCCATCTAAAACATCCACAAGCACTTGATCAGTTTTTCTACCTAGTGCGTATGCTGCTGAAGATGCAACAACTTGTCTTTCGTCAATGTTTACCTTTAACTCGTCTAACTTATCAACATAATCAGCTGCATAGTAATCAGTCAAAGTTGCACTCACATTACTGTGAGAAAGATCCATAGCAACTACTTCAGCATGTCTTGCTTTAGTATTTGCAGATCCTTTTGCTACTTTTTGAAACTTAACAGTAGATCCATTGACACCGTTAACTGTTCTAACAAGGTTCTTTAATTTGCTTCCCATTCTTTGGTAAGCCATATGAACTTCTGCTTCGAACTGAGTTATAAAGGCATTAGTTATTGATGTTGCCATTATTGTGTCCTTTATTTGTTATTGTTAATGTACCGATTATCTTTTTAATGCAGGGGATTGTTATCCAAGAAGGGCAATCATTGAACATTTTAAAGGTCTTAGAATTAGAGATATTCTAAACAACATATAGTTGGCAACGCACATTAAATCCAATATTTAGGAATGGTAATTACTTCTCCAAATTCTATTTCACCGTTGTCATCTTGAGAATAAGTACCAAACAAAGTAATAAAAGCATCTGTTTCTTTATAGATCCAAAAGTCACCTGTTGTGCAAGTTACAGGTTTAGCAGCTTCCATTTGTTTTAATGAAATCCAACCTGTTTGGCTTACACAATCAAGCCACTTAAATGGTTTTTTTAGTTTTTTATATTTAAACTTACTGTCCTTTATATGCTTTTTCATACAACTCAGTAACCCTTCTCACATAACCTGGATCTCGTTTATTTGAATCCCAGTATCGAGGATCATTTAGCATTGATTTTAAATCATCTTGAGTTGCTTGTGCATCAATAGCTGTATTAGATGAAGGCATAGTAGAGTCTTTAGTAAGTTTCATTAATTCTTCTACTACTTTAACTCCATCAGCTGTACTTGCTAGATCTTGTATTGTATTAAAGCCTTCTTGACTTAAATGTTTTTTAGACCACATAGATGCAGCTTCTACTCTTTCTTTACCTGCATCTCCTAACTTTTGTTTTTCTAATTCTGGATTAGGTAAATCAGCTACTGCATTATTAACAAATGCTTTAACACCATTGTCATATTGTTCTTGTGATAAACCTGCTTCTTTTGCAGTTTCACCCCACCATTTAACTATAGGCATATCTTCATTAATTGTTAATTTAGTATTATCCATTTCAGGAACATTAAGTTTATAACTTTCAGGAACATTTTTTAGCTTTTCAGCTTCAATATCTGTTCTAATTTGTTTAGTTAAATCTTCTGTTCTTGATCCTAATTTAGCTTCTAGTGAATTATAACTTGATGCTAAATTTTCTATGTTAACTTGATTGGACTCTGTGTTCCAAAATTTATCCTGTACATATTCAGGTTTAGTTACCTCAGAACTTTCTTCTGTGGCGACTGGTGCATTTGCATTATCATCTGCCATCGTTTTCTCCTTTTTTTAGTCTTGTTTTTATTATTCCAACTAAGAATCTCATACCTTCGATATGAAACAATTGGTTGCTAGTAACATTAGGCCCAGCAACAGCTTCAGTTGTTATTGATTGTAAGTATTCTAATACCTTCTTACCTTCATCACCTTTAAATACATTAGCGAAATGTTTATTTAAGATCTGCTCATCTTTTGTAGATCTTGAATAACCATCTATGCTTGTTGTAATTTTAGGTTTATCTTTGTTTAGTGCATCCCATGTCATTCTATGCTCCTGGTGGAACTTCTCCTCCTTCTTCTGCTGATTGTTGTAGCTGAGTCATTCGATCAGCTAATTGTTTTTGTTCCTCCTCATCTCTAATAAGTTTTTCAGGAAGGTTCATTTTTTCTGCTAAATATTTTGCAGTTTCATTTTGATCCACAATTAAATTAATCATTTGTGGGCCAAACGTACCTGCTATTATTTCATTGAACCTAGTTACATCTGCAACATCTTGTAAATGTTGAGCTTGTGCTAGAGGTGATCTTGGAGCTATTTTAACTTCCCTACCATTTACTTTAGGGATGTCTATTCTACCTTGTTTAGATAAAATTCTAATAATTCTTCTTAATAATGGATTAATTAATTCAGATTGTAGTCTTCCAAAAGATGCACCTATTTGTCTTGATAGATCAGCCATTCTTTCAGAAACTTCTGTTGCTGTCATTGGAGTACCTTCAGGTCTTCCAAGAGCTTCCATATATAAAGCTTTTTTAATATTTTGCCTCATGTCATTTAAAACCAACTGAGCAACATCAAAGTTAGATGCTGCTTGAATTGGCAATAGTCCTTTAGAACCTGGAGCTACAGGTATTAAAGATCCTGGTACAAGGGAAATGTTATCAGGATTAATTACACCATCGTCTTCGTAAGTATAAACACCACTTACAGACATCTGTGCATTTTGTAATATTAATTCTATAGTTAAGTTACAAGTTTTAATAGCACCCATTGCATTAAATACTGGGCCTCTACCATAAACTTCTCCAGATGCTTTATTCCATCTAAATACTAAATATGGATTTGATCCATCACCTGAATATTCTTCTTCTAATAATATGTGTTTAGGATTTTCCATAACAACACAGAATTTATATTTCTCTACATTGTCTTCGTGAATTTTATAAATAGCTTCAATTAACTTAATATCTTTTTTTTGTTTTAATGGATCAAAATTTTCTGGTAATTTAGCTTTAGGATATAGCAAATGTATTTCAGTTGGTTTACAAGTTCTTGTTCTGTAAACAGTATCAATTTTACCATCAGGGCCATTCATTAAACAAACTCTTGTTAATGGTACTGAAGTAAATTTAATTGGGTTAATTGCATCACCTTCTTCAACAAGAAGTATTCCTGTACCAATTGCAAGATCCATAAATGCTTCATGTATCTCTTGGTTAAAATTAGATGTTTGTAATACTTGAAAAACATAATCAGTAATTTTATCAAGCTCTTGATTGATTCCTGGTCTTTGTTCTGGTGGAATTTCAGAACCTGCTTGAAAATCTGCCCATCTAGCAAATGTAGGAGTAATACCTGCTTGTAGTCTTGATGCAAATTCTTGTACTCCAACTACTGCAGTTTCATCAAAAATTTTATCTGTTCTTTTTTGACCTGGAGATTCATCATAAAAAGATTCTCTATTTGGTAAGCAATATTCATATGCTTCTTCAAATTTATCTTTCCAATAATCTTTAACACTTTGAGCTTCTTTATACTTTTTAAGTATCTCAGTTACTTTGTCTGTAAGACCATAGTTTTGTGTATCTTCAGTTTCTATATATGCCATTAGTTCCTTTATATTGGATCAAAATAACCACGACCACCTGCATTACCAAATAGTGATCTTGATCCTTTTAATCCTTTTACTTTTTTATAATCTTCTTCTTTTTCATCATCTGTTCTTGTATCTTTTTCTGTTTCAGTTTGTGATTCAGTTTCAATTTGTTTTTCTGTTTTTCTTTTTGGTGGATCATTATCTTTACCAAAATTAGGATTTACATTTCCATATGCATCTGTTTGTCCAGACAATCTACCTTCTATATAACCACCATAAATTTCATTTTGTTTATCTACTGATAAATTTTGAAATTCTGTTTTAGAATATTTAGTACCTTTATAAGTAACTCCTTTTTTTGAAAGGACACTATTAGAAAAAAAAGTTCTTGTTTTTATAGATCCTTTTTTAAAAGCTTTCTCTAATGGCTTAAGAGTTAAAAATGGAGTATCTACTTTTCCAGAATTAATAAATTCTTTTTCTTTAGTTCGTCTATCTTCTCTTTGTTTAATTTCTGTTTTTACTTCAGAGTCAGATTTACCTTCCCATACTTTATCTTTATTAAAAGATTTAGTAGTTTGGGTATTTTCCCATCCTGCGTCAGAGCCTGTAGCTCCTTTATCGTTACTCATTAATTTAATTCTTCCTCGTCAAAATCGGCATCAAGATCATCATCTTCATCTGTTGCAAATAGAATATCTTTAAGATCATCAAATAATGATTGTTCTTCTGTATGAAGCTCATCTATTCTGTCTAGAATTTCTCTAGCTGTTTTTTTTGCCATTGATTTCCCTTTTCTGCCAAAATGACGAATATCCAGCTTTAAGCAACGCACAATATAACTGATAAGGTGTAATGATCCACCATCTATAAAATCCAATCAATCTCATAATAAATGATACGCAGGACAATTCTTTAATTCTCATTAGATGCCAGTCATCTTTTTTAGGACAAACTAGTATTTCAAAATCATAAAGCTTATCAAATAAGTTTTCAGCAGCTATTGGACTTAGGATAGTTGTTTCAATACCTGCATGATTAAACTCTACATGGAGCCATTTTTCTACGTTAATATCATAATGTAATGCTCCACAATGTCTAAATCCTGGTTTGGGTTTCCACCACCAAATCCATTTAGCATATCTTACAGTTCTAGCATCGCTAAAATAAACTAGCCATTCCTTTTGAACAGATCCCATACTTTCCGTGTTTTCTTTTTTTGTCCTGCAAATACATCCCATTCCTTCTTAGCAATAACAGATTTCTGTGTTTGCTTTCCTGAAAGAATAGTTCTTCCTTCACCAGCTCCCATCATTAAATATTGGAGTGCATCGTGAACGTGAGAGTATCTATTCTTTAATGGTTTTTCATCATAACGATCTCCTGATGTTTGGAGTCTTCTATAATGATAACCACCATTGAACCCTTTTTTTAAATTAATACATTTATTCTTATCCATTAAAAATCCAGCTTTACCATCAAGCAATCTTTGAAGTGCTGCATCAACAGCTTCTATTCTAAGAGCAACATCATTAGATGGTGCAGGTATAGCTTTTAATCCATAAGTTCTCATAATTTGAAAAGGTGTTCTCTCATCCGTCTGTGATCTAAAATCACCAGCAGGATCTCCATAGATATTCACTTCATATTGTTTGTAGTGTGTAGCTATCTCTTTTCTTAATAATTCAGAAAATCTCATAACTCCCATATCGAAACAGACAAGTTCGTTTAAGATGTGCCATCTTCCAGTCGCTAACCTTTGGGCAAAGACAGCTGCTGGAGTTAAGCCGAAGTCAATTCCTACATAAATAGGTTGACCATGGCTTAGTTCTAATTCATCATTAGCAACGTGCAGCTCTTGTCTAAAGTTTGGATAGACAGGTTTACCTTCTTCTATGCTTCCGAGTTTATTTAAAACATAAACATCAATCCATCCTTTTGTTTTACCTCTAATAATATTTGGATAGTATTTGGGTGTTAGGTTCTTTTTATTTTCTGCATTGTCATTGTTGTCATACGCAGTGGTAAATCCATCTTTATCTTTCTTCTCAATCAACGCAGGTGGTTGTGTATAGAAAGACCAGTTATCAGGTTTAATTAACATTAAAGCTTCATCCCTAGATATGTGATCTGGTACAGGAACATCACCTGCCATTATGGGCCACCAATGATCTTCTTCTGGTGCATTGGTATCGGCTATTACTCCGTACCATGTTGCACCTCCATCTCTCATAGATGGAAATCTCCCTACCCTCATTGTACAAGCATCAATAATACTTTTAGGTATTTCTCTAGCTTCGTTAATCCATACTCCAGTAAGCTCTAAAGATAATAATTTCTTTACATCTTCTGGTCTATCAAGAGCTAAGAACAATACTTCTAGCTCTACTTCGCCTTTATTTATTCTATGGGTATAAGGTACTGACCAAGCAAAATCTCCCCAATGATCTTCAGGGAACCAATCTACCCATGTTTTAATAGTTGTGGTTTTTAATTGTGGGTTAGTATTTCTAATTACTGCCCATCTAGATCTTCTTTTGCCTTCTTTGTTTTTAGCTTGTAATAAAGCTCTACGAAAAATTTCAATACAACAAGCTACTGATTTACCTGAACCTACAGGCCCACGCATTCCTCTAAAGAAGTCATCAGACTTCATAAATTTTTTAAGAGTATCGCCTTCTGGTTTATATTTAAAATCAATCGACATTTACACCAACATCTGCCTTAAGCATGTTATAAATAACTTCTTCACTAAAAGCTTCAATAAGCTTATCAGCTTCATAGTTAGTTATCATATTCTTTGGGTAGTGTTGAAAATGTACTTTCTTAATAATAGTTCTTAATCGGTTACGATCTTTTAAACTTAGAGTATTGAGGAACGACATTTTAACTGTTCTACCCTTTCCAATGTTATTTTTAATATTTCTTCTTCTTTGCCAAACTTTTCTTCAAATGCTTTCTTAGCCATGTGTATAGAGAAGTTTCCTTGATGATGGTCGTGGCATAACGGAATAACGTGGAAGTGACTCGTACGTCTTCCTATGCCAGTTCCAGGGGGTCTTATATGATGTAGGTTAGCTGGTCTTGAACAACAAAAGCATCCAAGCTCTGCTACCCAATTCATATGTTGTTTTTCTTTCTTAGTAGCCATTTCTAGGTTTTGGTTTAGGCTTCGGCTTGTTCTTGGGCTTCGGTTTTTTTGTAGCCATTTTCATACTCCTCTTTGTTGATTGATTCATAATTCGATCGGCAGCCATCAGGTGTAGCAGCACTAGCTTTTTGCATTGCAATAACATCATTGTCAGCTTCGAATAATATTTCTTTCTTAAATTCTTCTCCGTTCCATATTTTAACTAAATAATACATTTGACCTCTTTTGTTGGAGAGATCTAATTATATTGATTTAAAAAAAATTAAAACGCACACAGAACAAGAGCTAGTAAAAATCCTATCCAGAATCCAACTACACCTTCTCTGTAATGCAAAGATAATACCTGCAATTGTTTTAAATATTTTTTCAAACTATTTCTTTTTCTTACTTGCTTTTTGTTCTGCTTTAATTTCTCTAACTTCTTTTTCTGAGAATAAATCTTTCCAGTTATTTCTACCT